CTTATGAGTTCTTTGATCAACGGCTGGCTGAAATTAGCGTACCATTGAAACAAGCGTTTGATGTTTATAACGACGCTTGCGAGAAATCTAACGATCTGGTTATCGAATACCTAAACTCTAAAACAATCGGTAACGAGCTGGTATCGCTATTACAGAAACAATCTGAATTAGGATCACAGTACGGCGTTCAACGTGGCGCGGAACAGGAAATAAAACGATACAAAGGCAAGGCCGACGTACAGAAACAGGCGACCGGCGATTTTCTTTTCAGCCGTCAGGAATTTGAATTTAGCGCGGCAACATTTATAAAAGACCGAGACCTGGCTATTGTCAAGGCGACTGAATTAGGGAAACAATGTCAGGCAGCTTTCGATATGGTCAAGAATACGCAGAACAAAGCAAAACGCAAGAACCGCATGGATCAATTTGTGAAAACCGTTGGCGATTACATACAGGAAAGTATAAAAGTTGGCATGTTTGACGGTGCCGCAAAAGAGAATAAATACCTTATGGCAAAATTAGATGAGTTAGTCAGAATGGCTGGCGGTGAAGCCAGTCGCGAGGTATTGGAGGCCGCTATTGAGAATCGGGCATAATCCATTACGCGCGTCAAGGGTTGATGAATTGCCGACAAGGATAATATCAGTAATTACTCATTTGCCGAATCGAAAAGGATACCACCAATACCGGTTGTCCGTTATTCAGGCGTGCCTTGAAAGTATGAGATATGGCGCGCCTGGTATTCCTGTCATGGTCTGGGATAATGGATCATGCAAGGATTTAACCGATTGGTTGCAGAATGAATATAAACCAGAAACGCTTGTTTTATCTCCGAACATCGGTAAGTCAAATGCACGCATGGCGTTGTTCAGAATGGTAAGACCGGATACTATCATGGCTCTTTGCGATGACGACATGCTATTCTATCCAGGGTGGTTTGATGCTTCACAGAAATTATTAGAGACATTTCCAGAGGTTGGCAAGGTATCATGTTATCCGGTACGGACACAGGGGCGGTGGGGATGCTCGGCAACAAAGGAATGGGCGGCAAAGAACGGGAAACTTGAAACCGGTGTCTTTGTAACGGAAGAGGAAGAGCGCGATTTCTGCACCTCTGTTGAACGTGATTATGAGTGGCATCTTGAATATGCAAAAGATGACATTGACCATCGGGTGACATATAAGGGATTGCAGGCGTATTGTTATGCTCACCATTGTCAATTTATGGCGCGAGCGGGTGTTATCGTCCCGTTTCTTGAGAGGACAAGCGAAGCAATGGCAAATGAGAAACCGTTCGATAACGCGGTGAATGCCGCTGGATTATTGCAGTTGACTACGGCAAAGCGGTACAGTCGGCATATCGGTAACATGATTGATCACAAGGTAATCACGGACATGATAGGGATGGGTTTATTATCGGTACAGGAGGTAGCATGAAATACAAAGGGAAAGGGTTTATCGTTGGAGTTCCAGCGAGAGATTTAACGGCTGCCGAAGTTAGGCGATATGGTAAAGACCGTTTGCTATCCAGCGGGCTTTATATTGAGAAAATATCGGTAAAAGAAAAGGTCAAGGAGGTAGAAAATGGCGAACGGGATTAAGGCATTACGGCGAATTCAAATGAGCCGCGAGGATACACAGGGAACAGCATCAACGGATTTTACTGTATGGCGCGGAACTGGAACGTTGGAAGATTCGCGCGAGAGTGTTTGGCCGGAAGAGGATATCGGCATATTTGGCGGCACTGATAGGCAATATTTCCCGAAGTTGGCCGCTACCCTAGAAATGGACGAAGTAGAGGCAACGTTTGAGCAGTTACCACATGTCTTTGACGCTGGTATCAAATACGCAGCTCCGGCGGCAGATGGTTCTGGTTATATACGAACATATTCTTGGCCAATTGTATCAAGCGACTATGTTGAATCGACAGACCTTCAAACATATTCCTTTAAATGTGGTGATAACAACGAGGTGGAAAAATTCTCTTTTGGCTACGTAAAAGAGTTTAATTTATCCGGTAATGCGGGGGAAGCATGGAAGATAACATCAACATGGGAAGGAAGAGAAGTCGCTAGTGATAGCGATGGATTCGCCACTGTCACTATTCCTGACGTAGAAGATATTTTGTTTAGCAAATCAAAACTATACATCGATGAAAGCTCAGATACCATAGGGACAACATTAATCAGTAACACACTTTTGAGCGCGTCATTAAATATTGTTACTGGTTGGATTGGTGTTTTTACTGGTTCAGGACGATTGGATTTTTCGTTTTTGAAGCAAGTTAAGCCGGAAATAACGCTAGATATAACGTTTGAGCACAACGCGACAGCTACAGCAGAAAAAGCAAAGTGGAGGGCTGGTACTGCTAGATTATTAAGGCTTACCTGTGATGGATCGGCGCTTGATACACCTGGAGCATACACATACAAAACTTTTCAATTCAACTTGGCTGGAAAATGGGACACGTTTGAAAAAATTGACGAACAGGATGGGAACGATATCGTAACTGGGCATTTTGTTGCCAGGTATAATTCCACGTCTGCGCTATTGGGGTCAATTGTTGTTGTGAACGAGGAAAGTTCAATGTGATGATCACACTAAATATAACACCAGAAAGTTTAGATAATATAACTTGGGAGCAATGGGAAATATTTGACTCCGACAAACCGAGCTACAGAGAAGCTAGAGAGATTATGTCTTTGTTCGTAGTTGGAATGGACAAAGAAAATGCAATGCTAGAACTCGGAAAACTTAAAACATCAGAGATGAGGAAGGTGTTTCAGGATTTTACGGATAAAGTGACAGAACTCGGTAGCGTAAACCCTACGAAAGGGGGCGATTAATCGCGTGGGCTTACTCTAAGACAGATAAGCCGCCATCGCCCCCGAAATGGGTTGCCATTCTTATTGCGGCGCACGAATGGGGATGCCCGCCGTGGATTATAACAGGTGAAACTGGATTATTTGCAAAAAGGAAGTGGATGAACCGATGGAATCTGTATAAAGTTCATACTCAAAAAGCGGAAGAACTACGCATGAAAGGATTTGAAAATGGCAGAAGAAGGTGAAGTAAATGTTATCATTAAAGCAACCGATAAGGCTTCTTCTGTGATTAAAACATTAGGCCGTTCTTTCGGAAGTATGACCGACGCGATAAAGAAATTAACCGAAGAGTATTCGGAATACGGCGATCAAGTCAAGACTATATCAAGGTTAAATGGTATTGAATTGGAAGAAGCTAGTAAGTTGATACGAGTAGCCGGTGACTTATCTGTAAATTATGATAAACTCGGCTCATCTATGGAAGCCTATTCCGAATATCTTGAAAACAATGCGAAGCAAGCTCAAAAAATGAGCGAGACTACGGCTAAATATGCAGATGAACAGAAGAAATCGCAAGAAGAATTAAGTCAGTCTCTTATTGATATCGCTGCACGTTCCGGTGATAAATTATCCGATCTCGCGTCGTCGCATGCGGACAAATTAAAGGATATTACACAATCCATAAAAGACATGGAGCAAGATTACGCCGATACTGTATCAGACAACAGACAAGAATTAACAGACAAATTATCCGACATGGATCAAGATTATAACGATGATCGTGAGGATTTGATCCGCGACCTTGCTAAAGCAGATACAGTAACACAGGCGAATAATATAAAAGAACGGATAGCTGAACTTGATCAGGATTACAAGAAACGCAGATCGAGAGCGACGAGAGACGCTAATCAGGCTATCCAACGAGCCAAGCGTGAACATGCCCAGCGTCTTGCGCTAGCTAAAAAACGCATTGAGGAAGAAAATAAAGAATATCAACGTCAAACAGATATAATAAAGGCAGAACAACTTAAGCAAGAAATATCTACCAAAGAGAGTTTTGACCGACAGGCTAAGTATGCGGCTGATGCTTATGCCAAACAATTCGCGGCCATAAAATCAGAAACAAAGAAGATGCAAGAAGAAATGATGGGGGGACAAGATCAAAAAATAAATATTGAAAGTTTGTCTGCATTATCTAAAGAATATCTGTCGTTACCTGTTGGGATAGAAAGAACAAATTTTGCGCTAGAGCGCTTTGGTAAAAATGGCGCTGAAATGATGAAGATACTGGAACTTGGCCCGGAAAAAATAATGACCATGAGTCAAAGTATTCAGTCGAGCTTGATTATTGATGACAACAAGGCAAAGGCCATTGAAAAAAGCAACGCCGCTTTAAACAAGTTTAATAGTAGTATGCAAGCGTTACGATTCAAAACTGCTGGAAAGTTGTTAGATATATTTATAGCACTTCCCGAGCCAATACAAGATACCGTTACAGCGTTTGGTGCTCTTGTGTCACCAAACAATTTAAGTAATATGGCCAACCTCGTTGTATCTTTTAGGGGATTTGCTGAATTAGTACCAAAATTAAAGGAGCTTGGTATAGCTATGAAGGGGATTGCTGTTGCTTCTTGGGCTGCTGTTGGCCCAGTGCTAGCGGTTGGAGCGGCAATTGTTGCCGTAAGTATTGCTATATGGAAGCTTATAGAATTTGCAAAAATGCTATTTGGTATGTTTCAACAAGCCGCGGCTAGTGGTAAATTATGGGAATTTATAAAAGCACTCAACGGGTACAACGTAGTTAGAAACATCAAATTGCCTGGCAGGGCATCTGGCGGGGCGGTTAACAATGGAAATGCTTATGTTGTTGGAGAAAGAGGCCCTGAAGTTTTTGTGCCATCAGGGAATGGTAATATAATACCAAATGGTATGTCAGGATCGTTCACGCTTGTATATTCGCCGATGTTTAGCATGGGAGACCGTGAGAGTTTACAAACCGCGTTAGAACCATTGTTCAATGAGTGGAAACGGAAACAGCGGTGAAATACGGGACTTTCAAATACGGCGATGGTACAAAATACGGCTTATCCGCTATACCCGATTTAACATCTGACGGGGAGGTTGTCTGGATCGTCAGTATTGACTGGAATGGCACAGGATACACGAACGAAGCGGACAACCTGACGGCGTTATCTGGCTTTTGTGGCGCGGAACATTATGTCGGTTATTCCGGTGATGGGTTCGAGTCATTTCAACCAGCTAAATATACGTTGACCATGACAGATCACGACCGGCGGTATGATGCGCTCAACGCGGACAGCCCGCTGTACCCGTATGTGATGCCGGGACGCGATGCGCAGATCGCCGTTTACGTTCGGGATACGGGCGTGACTATTCCGCTGATCACGGGAACAATCACCGACATTCAGCCGGTCAGCGGGCGCGAAGAGGTCACGATCATCATTGAGGACGGGATGCGCGACCTTGACACGGACGTGAGCATCGGCATTGTGTCAAATGCGACCATTGATCAGTGTATTGGGCTGACGCTGGACGCGGCCGGGTGGAACGGGGCACGTAATTTACGGACAACCAACCAACCGGTACAGATTTATTCAGCCGAAAGTGAGAAAGCTCTTGACCTGGTGAACTCGCTGGCTATGGCGAATCTTGGATCGTTCTTTGTAGACCGGAACGGGCGGGCGACGTTCTACCCGATCAGTTACCGGTCAACAACTGTAACCACGTTTACACAGGATTTACTGCTCAAAGAAATCCGGCAACCGCAACCGTGGGAGATGGTACGCAATTCCATAACTGTCATCGCCAACCAGAAAGCCAAGCGGCCGGGGTCTGTCATTTGGTCAATCGGGAAGCCGTTGGAAATTGGAGCGGGTGATACCGTTACGTTCGGGCAGGGATTTGACTTGTCTACGGGGATTTCACAACCGAGGCCTTATACGGATTACATTGCCAACACGGCATCCAACGGAAGCGGGACGGATGTTACCGACCAGGTTACGGTATTGTTTTCATCGGTCTACGATCAAGAAACGCTGATGTCAATCAAAAACAATACGGCGGCCTCTGCATGGATTTTGAAGCTGAATTTGTTGGGGCATAAGATCGTCAACTGCCCGGAACCGTCAAGATCAGAGGA